TAATTTAACCAAGATTGAGTTATATAAAGTTTAATATTATTTTCAGGGCAAATAATTTTTTCTAAATAATCTTTGCAACAATTTTCTAAAAAAATTTTTATATTTTTTAATTGTTTTCTATCTAAAACATTACTATCTTCTGTATGTATATTGCCTTCATTTTTAATACAATTATTTTGTTGGTCATTAACAAATTGTAATTCTTGTTCTGTAAAATTTCTGTCTATATTATTTATATAAACAGGAGTAGGAAACAAACCTAAGGTTTTTATCATTTTGGTAGTATTATATTCCAGTCAAAATCTTTCAATATATCTTTTAATTGAATATCTGATTTTTTATGCTTTTTAATATACTCGTGAAGCTCTTGAGTATCAACAATAATCCACTGACTTAAACTTTCAATAACCATTTTATCTGATTTACTGAATATATTACCCTTTTTATAGTGTTGTCCTTTATCATGCATAATAGGACTTAAATCAAATTTTAATTTTTGATTATGAAAAAGGCCTTCTACATCCCATCCTTCTTCTTGTTTTTGCTTTTTAGTAGAAAAAATTATATCTTTTAAATTATCTTGTATAAATTTATTTAGTTTCAAAAACTAAATTTTATGATGTTGCTAAAACCCAATTAACTGTATCTTCATCCCATTCATATCTTTGTCCATCATCTGGATAAGAAACTGGAGCATCCCAAGTACATGAAGTTTCATTTAATACCCAACTATTAAATGGTTTAGGTGGGATAAATGCATCTCTTACAGGATCATAGGTATCACCAATAGCAGCATAATTTTTTCTAAATGCTTTAGATTGATCAGCACTAGGTGTTAATGAATCTGGTTCATAATGAACTCCTCCAATAGTATTGTAAGAAGTTTGTTTCCAATTTGCATCTGGCTCGTTGTGATGATTTCTTTGAAAATCTATTCCAGCTTGTTCAGTAACAGCTATATCATTTGAAACAACTTCAACTGTTGTAACAATATTATTATCATCTAATTTTACAAAATGTGCCATAATTATTGAAACCTATACCTTATAATTACTGTACCAGAGCCACCGCTTCCACCACTTCTGCTTGTGTCACTACCAGCTCCGCCTCCGCCGTTACCTCTTCCACTTGTTCCATTTCCTCCACCACTTGAACTATTGTGAGTACCACCTATAGCTCCAGCTGCGTATGTAAGAGAAGAACCTGTAATATCATCTGATGAACCACTTCCAGCTGATCCTCCACTGTTACCACTGGCATTACCGCCGCCACCTCCTTTACCGCCGCCACCTCCTGCTCCAAGAGAAGCGCCGCTTCCACCACTATTACCTTGACCACCGGTACCTGATCCTCCAGAACCAGAAGAACCACCTCCACCACCAGAGCCACCACTATTACCGCCAATGACAGGAGCTTGTCCATCTCCGCCGCCACCGCCGCCAGTTGTGCTTGTACCAAAAGCAGATGAAGTACTACCAGATCCACCATTACCTCCGGCTGATCCACCTGATCTTCCTGATCCACCGCCACCAACTACGATACTATAAGATTGTTCAGAAACAGATTGACTTGTAGAAGTAAGCATACCGCCTGCTCCACCGCCACCACCAGCACCTGAACCCGGAGAGGATGCTCCACCGCCAGCGCCACCGGCAACTATAATATATTCAACATTATTATTATCTGAATCAGTAGCTTCTTGTGTTACTTCAAATGTACCATTGCTTGTAAATGTATGAACTTTAAAATCACCATCTGTGCCAATAGATCCACCAGTAGCTTCTAAAAATAATTCTTTACTACCGCTAAAACCAAAACCACTTGCTGATGCTGCTCCTTTAGTTCCTAATAAAGGCATTAAAACTCCTTATGCGAATTGTGTTTGTGCCGCAAATACTTTAAATGTTGCATCACCTGTTTTAATAATTGTATAGGTATAAACATCTACACTGTTAGCATTTCCTGCTGAGGGTGCTGCTCCACCTTGCCATTCTGGTGTAACACCAGATCCGTCAATTTGTACAGCTGAATTGTACTTAGCTGATGAGCCATTAGTTACTAAATGTGCAACTGTGATAGACTCACCAGTATCCATAATAGTATTTAAAGTTGTAGAAACAGATCCTCTAAAATTTAAAGTCCAGTTCCCTGAAGCATTTGAAGTAAAATACCATACTGCTTGTGCTAATACATCGTAGTTAACAGTTCCTGTAGCTGCCGTAGCTTCTACTGTAACTTTTTCTGCAACACTTGCAATTTTACCTTGACCATCTACAGTAAATCTTCCGTAACCGTTAGGGGCTACAGTCATATCAGCGTTAGCGCCATCTGTAATAGTAACTGTTCCTGAGTTAGTTCCGCTGTTTGTATCTAATATTAAATCATGAGCACCGCTTGTTGTAAGGGTAGCTGCAGCTGCTCCTGTACCAAATACAGTTTCTCCTGTTCCTTTTGGTTTGATAGCAATGTCTATGTTTGAATCATCACCTGTTGCCGATAATGTTGGATCACCACCTGTTGCCGCATTAGCAACTGTAAACTCATTAACTGCTGAACCTGTAGCTGTTAATAAAAATAGTTGATTTCCATTACTGTCTAAAATTGAAGTTGTAATTTTAGGTGATGTTAAAGTTTTGTTTGTTAAAGTTTGTGTTCCAGTAAGAGTTACGTCTCCATCTGTTGTTGAAAAACCTGTATCAAAAATACCTGTATTTGTTGCAACACCGTCTGAGTAAAGTATTTTAAATCCTTTTTCTCCTGCTGCCCAAGTAACTGTTGCACCTGAACCAGATATTGCTTTTATCTGAACTGTAGGAGTACCTGCACCATCTGTAGTAGCATTATTAATAATGTAAAAATTTTCCAAGTTAACAGGAAGAGTAACTACTTGGTTACCTGTTATAGATCCTGTAAGTTTTATAATTCTGTTTTGAGCTTTACCTGTTAATGCTCCATCTGCTACAAGTAAATTAGTGGTTTGTGCACCACCTGCAATTGATTGTTCTACATATCCACCAGAAATTTGTTCTACTAGATTTAAGTTTGCGTTAGTTTTTGTTCCCCAAGTACCGGCATTTTCACCGGTTGCCATTAGCTCTATACCAAGCTCTGAATAAGTTGATGCCATAATTTTGTACTCCTAATAAATGTTATTTATATTGTTTAATTATCTTAAAGTCAAACACAATTATGCAGGTGTTTTGATTGTATAACCTGTACTAGTTTTAGGTGTTTTATTTGTATAACCCGTACTAGTTTTAGGTGTTAACTTTTCATAAGTACCTGGAAAAGATATTCCTGTGCCATTGACAGTAGCTTCAAGTTCTAAACCAGTTAACCCTACAGACATTTCTGTAGGAGAAATAGTTCCTGTACTTGCAGTTGATGATACTCCTGTTAATGGAACTCCTATTCCAGGAATGATAGATCCTACACTAGAAGTAGATGATACTCCTGTTATAGGAAGTATTAATCTTTCAACTATTTCTACATCTCCAACACTAGAAGTAGATGATACTCCTGTTAATCCTATAACATCAGCTGGAGAAATAGATCCTACACTAGAAGTAGATGATACTCCTGTTAATCCCATAACATCGGCTGGAGAAATATTTCCAACACTAGCTGTTGCATTAACACCTGTTATAACAGGTGTAGAATCTATAACAAAACTTAACGAACCAACACTAGATGTTGCGCTAACACCTGTTGGAGATACCACCGATGTTAAATCAAAACCTAGAGAACCAACACTAGATGTTGCACTTATTCCTGTTGGTTGAATTAATTTATTAAATGAATCTCCATAAGGTTCTTCACCCCATCCATTTCTACCCCAACCAACTAATGTTCCAGCATTATCAAAATCTCCAAGTTCTGTTAAAGCTTGTTGACCTGTTGGCGTTATAATAGAAGTTAAATCAAGAGTTAATGATCCTACTGAAGATGTTAAAGCTGAAGGAGCAGTTAACGGAACATCAACTATGTCTTTTGCGTCTACGCTTCCAACACTTGAAGTTAAACCAAGTCCTGATAGCTCTACTGCATATTGTACACCCCAACCAGAGTTACCCCATTCTTGTCTGCCCCAACCTTCTTCGTTAAAAGCTTCAAGGGTTCCTACCGCAGATGTTAAACCAAAACCTGTTAAAGCAATTACAGGATCAAAACTTTCTCCCCAAGGTTCTGTACCCCAATCGTCTCTACCCCAGCCTTGTTCTGCAAAAGAAATTACATCACCTAGTGCTGTTGTTGTTGAAACACCAGTTAATGTTATGGTTTGATTATTCTGTAGTCCCCACTCTCCTTGAGACCAGGTTGTGCCGGATTCATTCCAAGAATTGGCCATAAGGAGTTACTCCTTATGCTATACGAAGTATTGCGTTAGATGCGTCTGCTGTTGGAAATTGAATTGTAAAAGTTCCACTCGATACAGTTTTGTCTCCACCAAATGCAATGGCACAAACTGCTCTATCACCGTTTGTATCATTGTATATTAAACAACCATTAGCTGTGAATGAAGCAGAAGTATAACTAATATCTGCAAAGTCACAACATGCAGTGTCTGTAGATAAAGCAGGAGTTACACTTGTAAGTGCTTTTCCTCCAGCAACATAAGCAGATCCTGATGTGTTAGAAATTTCGTTTGATGTACTATACGCTGTTGTTGATTTATTTAAAGTAGCGCTACTTGTGTATAAAGCCAATTTAAAACTGTTTCCAGATGACGCTGTAAAATTATGTAAAGCTTGTAAAACTTCTGTTTTAAAACTGTTACATACTGCCGATGTTATTGCCATAATATTTTTCTCCTAATTACTGAGGCGGTGACTCGATTGGAATTCTTAATGTACCATCCGTGTAATCGTCTCGTCTTCTTCTTCCAACTTGCATCGCTGCAAACTTTTGTAGTTCAGTTTTATATCTATTTTCATACAGTGTCAACATATCTGTTGGACCTTTTAAAAACATAAATGCCTCTACTAAACAAGCATATAATAGTCCTTGAGGAAAGTAATTACTTACATAAGTTCCGCTAGTATTAGTCTCTAAACCAGTTGGTTGAGCATTATAATGAATGATATATTTGTAATTTTGATCTGGTGTAGGAGCAACAAATATAGCTCCTGACGTAGCAGTATTAGTACCTGTTGTAGCACCACCAAACATAGAGTAATATTTAGGAAGTCCTGTCGTATCTTGACCTGCAGTACCTCCTTCAGTGCCCGTAAGCTCTCCTACATACTCAGTTATAAAAGTTTGATCACGTCTTTCTAACCATACCCCTTCACCTGTAGTAGCACTTGTTGAATCAAATACTTGAACACCTCTTATAAATAAAGCTTTTGTTGGAACTGTAATACTATTAAAATCTGCAGCAAATTGTGCTTCTGCTTGTATTCTGTCTGAATCCATTGGAATATCTAAATTAATTCTATGTTCAGCATTTTCTAAAAATCTATTTATAACAGCAGTGGTAAATACGTTAGCATCTACCTCTGTATAATTTCTAATATCTGTTGTTAAATTTGCGTATGTATATCCAGCCATAATTAACTTCTATCATTTACGGGT